CTCTGCCACATCTGGCGGCAGCATGTGGAGCGAGCGAGACATGGGGCGAGAGCTATACTTCAGGCTACAAGCAGGCGACCACCTACTTGTTAGCAAGTATGATCGTATCTTCCGTAGTACCCGTGACGGATACAACAGGCTAGCTGAACTACGAGAGCGTGGCATTAGATTCCACACCCAGTATGGCGAACAGGAAGTTCGCACTGCAATGGGTGAAGCTGTTGAGGGATACAACCTAGTCAATGCTCAGTTGATCAGGAGTATAGCGAGAGAGCACGCGATTAGTTTCATCGACGGGCAACAGGAACTGTGCCTGCCATACTCTAAGGGTTGTGCTATGGGGTACAAGAAAATCAAACGTAACAATGGCTGGTGTTATCGTGATGACCCCGACGAGAAGAGAGTGTGCGAGGTACTGTCGATCAAACATGACAGCGGTGATAGCTATGAGAGTCTGATGTATTGGGTGAGACACCAGAGTTGTCCCCTGACGTGCAAGCGAAACTACACTCACATAAACTATATCAAGTGGTCTTGCCTTGCTCACGAGGAGGGATACCCAGTGAACTATTCTTCTTACCAGAAATTCTTTAAGGCTTTGAAGGATGGTACGCTGGATAGAAGAACTCTAGCTGACGCCACCTACGCTTAGGGTAGGTCTGTCTCTACTGACCTAAGTTTATCTATGGCTGAACGTACTCTCTTGCTCACGGTACGTGGATCAATAGCCTGCTCTTCTCCTAGCTGTTCGAGTGTAACCTGTTCGATGAGCCTGTCCTCAAGTAAAGCCCTGTCGTATATGGACAGCAATCGTAAAGCTCTCAACGCTCTCATCTCTTGTCGGGTTCTACTCGTGTTCGGAATAGGGTCTATGATTCTATCCGTTGTGATGTATCGACCATCTTGTTTCTGTTGATTCAGCACCTCCCGATATAACGCATGGCGTATGGCTGAACCAAAATAGGTGGTCGCCTTACTCTTGGCTGGATCATAGGTAAACGCTGCCATGCAAACAGCCTGTGATGCTACGGAGTATAGGTCTACCCGGGCAATGGAAGCTCGTAGGTCTGGGTTCCTCTTGACGAACGTAGCGATACTCGGCTTGACAAACTGCAAGCTGTCTTGGGCTAGCCTCTGCTGCCTTCTAGTTAGCTTACGCTTCTTGGCTATCACGGGGAGTTCTCTTGAAGCTCGATCAGTTTATCTAGCCTGTCCGTTACCCCCCTAATCTCAATCGTATGTTGCTTCTGCCCCTCCACTATTGTCTCTATGAAATCAAAGTGTGTTTCAAGTAGCGGTTGAACCACATCATTCCTAGCCCACCACAACACGAGTAGTAGTAGGACAACTGGTACACCGAATCGCTCACCTAGTTTTATAAGTGTGCCTGTTATCGGCGACGTATCCAGCGGCGACGAGTCGGTCTGTACTGCGTAGGTTTTTGTTGCTGTAGCTGCTGGCATGATCCATCTTTGCACTGGGGTAGGGGCTGTAATTCTTGTGGGAGTAAGGGCTGTAATTTCAGCACTGACTCCATGCGGAACGGCTCCGGGGTAGCATCCGGTACGATTACAAGCGGCGTCGGGTTAGGCTTGTTGCTTGTTTCGATGGCCGCCCGAGTAGCCAGTTCGCATACCCCTACGGACTGGGCAAGACTGACTTCCGGTATCGTTACCACTGCCATGAGAAGAAGAAGTGTTTTCATACTATTCCTTTCGTGCCCCAATCAGGGAGTGCCATGCACGGCCAACCTTTTGCTGGGCCTAGTGCAACCATGTACCTATGCCGCATGTCATCCCATCGTGCCCAGAAAGAACCCGGTGGTATTGTCTTGTCAGTCCCTCTTACCTTGTCGCCCCCCTTGTTTATGTTTCCCCAACTGTTCTGGATCAGGATCAATCCACCCTCTTTACACTTGTACTTCTCCTTCACTTCATCCCTGTCATCGACAGCAATCCCAGCCATTGCATGTGCCCAGCTCTTACTGGAACGTCTAGCAAATCCATACTCATCGCGGGTCATCGACCATGCTTCCATGCCGCATGTGCTTATGGCATAGCCCGATGAGATAAGAGCACGGGCCTCGTCCCATCCCTTGATAACTGTTGCGGAAGACACGAGGTGATTGTCGCACTCATCCCTGACATCCTGCGGTGGCAATGAACTGCCCCACTTACCCTCAGTCTTTGGTGAGTAGGAGGTTAGATCGAATCCTAGGTCGGGGTAGTTGCACCTCACTAATAGGCCGCACTCTGAGGTAGCGACTTTTGCTGCTGCGCTGCACTGCCATCCATCTCTACCATGTCGGCGAAACCAATAGATGCCCTCCGTCGAGAACAATCCGTGAGCTGCCCCCTCGCCACTACACATTGGTGGCACGTACTTCTCAGGGTTTGGCGTGTACTTTATGTAGGCAAGGAAGGACACCATCGCAGCGTTGCGTGTTGACCACGCTACGCATGACCCACGCATCTGCCTACCTCCGGGTAAACATCCGGGGTACATCTCCGTTGCAGCCAGATACGGAAGACTTACTTTGTTTATTCCAACGTCTTCCAAATCAAACGCATCGACTGCATCACGAGCACTATGGTACTGTCCGTGCTTGGAACGAAGGCTCTCCTCGAACCTCCAGTCCTCGGCTGGATCAGGCTCGTACCCTTTCAGGTTGCCTTGTTCATATTGCTTTATGATGTCGAGAGAGTCACTCATTAAAAGCTATCGGCAATGTCCTGCAAAGACTTAGCAATCTCTGCACGACGGGAAGAGTTAAGTGGCTCGTCGTCCATGCCGATGAGCCTAGAGAAAGCACCCTCCAGTGCCTCGCCAAGACCGGGGGCAGACCCCGGTTCTCTATCTAGATAACCCCTCCAAATCCACAGCAGTATAGAACGGTGCGCCCTACGCACGTCGCCCATAGAACTGAAGACTGAATCATCATCCGGGTCGGCAGCTACCGCCCGGGAGAATATCGAATACGCCTCAGTCATCTTTGCTTTTTCTGACTGCGACAACTGACTGGACGCCTCTGCTATTTCAGAGACCGCTGGATTAGCTGGTTCGACGTTCGGAAAAATAGTGTTCGGTATTACAACGACACCAGTTGAAATGAAATAGCCAAGTATGATGGCCGCCGCAATAGCGTATCGCATGTCATTCCTATTCTTCTTCAGTGCCGCCAATGATTTCCCAGATCAAAGCATTACTTAATCGGACTGCCTCATCTGGATTAGGCAGGTCGCCTTCACCATTCTCCAGCTCACTCTTCAGGTCGATGAGTCGTGCTGTCCAGCTCTGCCTCCAACTAGCTACGCCAGTTGATGCTTGGTTCTTTGGCTTTAGCTTGGATGCCACGCTCATAAAGACGTTCTTTATCTGCGGGAAACCTAGTGCTGACGCCACGCCAATCACTACGAAAATCTCAGTCATCGTTACTTCCATCATCACTGCGCTCCTACGACTGTCAGTAAAACCTCAGCGTTTGTAGCCATGTGTTCCCAGTAGTGGCTCCAGAAATCTGTGTAGAAACAGAAACGGAACAGCTCGGATTGTGTCATGTCACTCGTTGTTGTCATCGTCCACCTTATTGATTAGGTCAGACAGATAATCTACTAGCTCTGCCCCGGGGTCTGTCAGCAGGATACGTCGAACTAAATCCGTGATCTTATCGTCCACTGAATTGCTGGTGCGACTAGCTAGGTACTCTGCTAGCACTGCAATCTTTCCTATACGCTGCTTGCCGGGGGTGGCAGCTACGATATCCTGTACGAATTGCACAACAGGTAGCCACTCAATCAGAGTCTTTATCTTTTCTAACGGCATACTTCATTCTCCCAAATACCACATGTGAGTGAGGCCTGTGCCTACTCCTCTTTATGGGAGACGCTGCTGATTCTGTAGCATAGTCATAGATTGCTTTTTTTATACTGTCTGGATCAACGTCCAGCATCAGGCAAGCATCGCTGAACTTGACTACCCCACCCCTGTGTAGCCAGTTCTTCGCTGCCTTTCGGTTGGCTATTATGTCCTGCCTAGTGGAAGGCTTACTTCCCAGAGCAAGTGCTGTCCTCACCAGCATCGCTGTGCATAGTGCCCGATATGAACAGGCTATCTCCATCGCTGACCTCTCGGCTAGCTGTGCATCTATCACTTCGTTCGTCGCACTCACGTCGGTTCAACTCCCTTTGAATATAATGAATCGCTTTCTTGAAGTCTTTCTCCGGCGATCCCTTGCCGAAGTCTGCTCTAAGCAGATACTTCACAGCGTTTGTTATGTTCCACCCACTCGTTTCGCACAGTGGTACAAGTATCTCATTGACCTCAATCCCCGGTAGCCATGTGTAATGATCAGGTTTGTTTATCTCGTCCTTCATCTATAGGTTTCTCCCTCCACGCCATTGTTATTTTCCCCAGTATTGCCCAGAAGATTTGATCATGGTCGTCCTCAACTGGTACTGGCACCCCTTCTCTTATCATGTGAGTCCACTCCTCAATCAGCGTCTCGTTCATCATCTCCTCGCAGTCATCTGCGGCGATGCGTATAAGTGTGCTGCTTGCACTTGTCTCACAGTAGCCATGTAACCCGTCAATTTTATCAACGAGTTGTACTCGCACCCTCCCCTTCGGTGGGAAATTCCTTCGGAGAAAACGTACAGCTTTCCTCAGTTTCGTCGTTAGTCGCAAGGTTGTAGGCATGGGCGAGCCTTGGTAGGTCGGACAACTGGATGGTGAGCATCCAACCCACCGCACTCCTGTTCCTCCGGTGTAATAAAACTGGACAGCGACGACCCGACTGCTTCACCGCAGTCAATAACGCCCGGGAAACGGAGAGGTTCTGTTCACGCTTTATCTCTAGGAACAGCCCCGGAGTTTCGTCGCAGACTATATCAGCGGAGTCGCCATTAGGTGCATACCCTGAGAACTGTTGGGTGCGTCTGCAACGAAAGCCAAAAAGTTCTCGTAGTTTATGGCAGGCTTCAAGTTCCCCAGCCTTTCCTTTGGCCCGACTGTTTATTCTTCCCACGGTGCAAGACCGCCTCTCTTGTTTCTGTCTGCTAAAAACTTTTCGGGAATGTCGCATTGATCGTAGGAGAGGTTGACTCTTCCTGTGAGGGACGCGAGTAACTGCGTATCGACCGGCCCATCTGCGTCCTCTTTTGCTTGGAGGATCGCTCCCTTCGGTAGTTCCCCGTATTCAGGAAGGCGGTCATGCACCGCTCGATGACAGCGACTACACAAGCACAACCAGTTTGACCCGCACGGTAAATCTTTACGGCCACTACCGCCAACAATGTGATGCAACTCAAGTCGGCGACCCTGCCTATTGTCAGGCCATCTACAAACTGCGCACTCTCTGTGGAGCAACATGTACTCCTGCTTTGATAATCCTTCTTCAACTGTCTCCCCCTTCAGGTACGCAAGTTCTGATCCAGCCATCATCGACCCTCTTCCATTGTTGATAGTCATGTTGCAGGTGGCGTACTACAGAAGCACACTCATCAGAAAAAACTGCAACTGGCAAACTACTAATGGGCAGGTCAGCAAGTAGACATGCACTCATGGAAAAACAAACCGACCTATGTCTCCATTCAGGATCAACGAAGGCTTGCAGAGCGAGCTGACCGTTCCATCCTTGTACGGTCGCCCACCCCACAACGTCCCTGAACTCATCCGTAAGTGAGGGAGCTGAACACCAAGCAACGAGTGTCTCCAAGTCTTCGTCTACAGCACCATCCCCAGCAGAGAGACGACTGAACATGCTAGACATTTCACTGTCTGGCTTGCACAGTCGAACGCACTGAAGTGCTACGAATTGCGGGAGATTCGCACCTGTTGTGGTATTGATTTCAAGAGGCATTAGAAAGGCACTGCCTCTTCTTTGTTCTCTGCCCTTGCTTGACTTCCTTCCCACTTAGTCCATCCACGATTAGGCATCCAGCTTCCGCTCTTGTCTTTGCGGCGGGGATAGAATCCACCGGCTTTAGTTCGGCCCAATGACAGTGAGCAACCAGAGTCTGTGCAGTACCACTCGTAGAACGTGTAGTCTCCACTGATTCTTTTACGCATGATGATGTTCGTGCTACCTGACGAGCCGCACATGTCACCACTCGACAGCAGGTCACTCATCTCTGCCATCTTGTCAAACAGTTCCTCTGTTGTCTGGCCGTCTACTTCAACGGAGTAGTTGCCAATAGTCGTACTGAGTTTCATAGATACCTCCAAAGAAATTACTGGTCTTTACTGTCATCTATTTTCTCACACTTGCACACGAGGTCAAAAGGTTTTGTTGGTTTTGTTTAGAAATCTGTAGCCTACCTATCTTCCTTGCGCGCTTCACCCTTGTAT